CTATAATATAACTCTGCCTATAATACGTACCTGGTCATCTTTAACATGACGTGGTTCGTATTTTTTATTAATAGATCGCAAGATGACTTCATCAGAAGTGTAGTCGTAGTAAATTTGCTTACAAGTAACACCGTCACCATCAATTTCAACGATAGCAATTTCACCATTCTCAACTTCTTCTTGCTGATGGTAGAAGATAATTTGACCATCGTGGATCAGTGGCTCCATTGAATCACCTTGTATACGGATAGCTGTGTCAGCCCCATGTGGCACGTCAGTGAAGTCGTCGTGTTCAATTTCTACATCACCATAAGTCAATTCAGTAGGGTTAGCGGCTGACTTACCAACGAGTGGCAAGTTAACAACTTTACCATTTTGTTCTTTCAATTGATTGTCGGCATAGTTGTAAACATTTTGCTGACGATCGGTGTTTAATTTTGAAACAATTTCAGTTATTTTTTCAGATATACTATCATTGGATATTCCCATTAAATCAATGAGTGAAACATGTAAGGAACTAGCCACATTAGCAACAACCTCAATTGGCATTTTTTCAATATCACCTTTTTCATATCTAAATATAGTTGAACGAGAAACACCAATTGATTCTGCTAGTTGATCAGCACTAATTCCTTGTTGTTTTCGAATGGATTTCATCCTATCACCAACGTTCATGTAATACATCCTCCCTTAATATGATAAATAAAGTATAACACCATGTCGCAAAAATGCAACAAAGTAAATCGCATTTTTGCGATTTTTGTGTTGACTTTCGCAACAGGTGGAATTATACTTTATTCATCAAGTCGCATTAATGCGACTAAAAGGAAGTGAATATTAATATGTTAGATATTAAGATTGACCGGCTCAAGGGATTGATGGTTGAACGCCATATCACACATGAATCTTTATCAGTGGCATTAGGGATAAACCGGAGCACTCTGTCCAGAAAGCTTAAGGATGGTGGAAATAAATTTACAATTGAAGAAATTAGAAAAATGCAAAAGTTTATTCCTCTTACAAATCAAGAAGTGATTGATATTTTTTTAACAGAAAAAGTCGCATTAACGCGACAAAAACAACCAGCGTAGAAAGGAATGATCCACATGAATGATTTAGTAATTATGAAGAATAAGCAAGCTGTTACTAGTAGCTTGCAAGTGGCAGAGGTATTTGACAAGCAACATAAGCATGTTATGGAGGCAATCCAAAACAAACTGGACTCAGCCGAAAATTCGGCTCAGTACGATTCGATGTTTTCCAAGGGATTTTATAAAGACCGAAGTGGTAAATCTAATCCAATGTATTACATGAACCGTGACGGGTTCAGTTTCATTGCTTTCGGGTTTACAGGTAAAAAGGCGGATGCGTTCAAGCTCAAATACATTGAAGCGTTCAACTCTATGGAAGAACAAGTTAAATTGCCAACGTCACCGCGCGAGATTGCAAGATTGGCACTCCAAGCCAATGAAGAAACTAATCAGCGCCTAGATAATGTTGAGGGCGATGTGAAAGACCTCAAAGAGAACCAAGTTATTCCTAATCCTGAATATAGTGCGCTTAACCGGCGTGTTAATCAGCGCGTATCGGAAGTTGCACATAGCTATGGCCATATCACACAGAAACAACGAGGCGAGCTGTTCAAAGATATCGGCAGTGGAATCAAGAAGATTGCTAACGTGAGCGCTCGGTCAATGCTACGCAAGAAGGACTACCAGATGGTAATGGACTTCATTAATGATTGGGAGCCGTCTACAGCAACTAAGACAATCATTCGACAGACGTCACTTCGATTCGACAAGGAGCCAGCATAGGAGGTGAGCTACATGGAACTAACAATTAAAGGCACGCCGGAAGAAATAAAAAGCGTGCTCCAAGCTATTGGTGGTAGCAAGGAACACTCTAATCAAATTGTTAGCCGTATTGAATCATTGGAAAGTAAGTTTAAAAAATTAGATCAAACCGCAAATTGTGCTTTAAAGAAAGCAAATAGCAATTACAACCTGATCGTTCAGTCTATTGCTTCAAAATGTTCAAAAAGCAGCAATGAGATTAAACAATATCAATTGAATACAAAACTAGGTAACTGCCGTGTCGTGTCAGATGATGAAACGGCAATATTCACTGAAACTAAAAATGACAACATAAGATCATTGCTCCTTAAAAGAGCTTAATTTAAGGGATCCATCATTTTGCGAAACGAATTCACCGTTAGTTCTGATAACAATACTGTTTGCTCTCTGTTCTGAATAGATTGCAAGGCCGTTGCCATATACGGTTATGTGTGCCAGTGGCCCTCTGTTTATATCCTGATTTATAAAGTAATTTATGGGGTGTGAGTCACTATAATCCTTGCCAAGGCTGAGGTTTAGTTCCGCAGACCCAGGTTCAGCTGGAGCTTTTAAAATAAATTCATTAGTCAAATCAATGTTTTTCATATTTGTCACCTCGATTAATTGGGATAACAAAATTATACACCGAAAGGAGTGACCAGGATGGACAGTTTGGTAAGTGCTTTGTCGAAGCTTTTCACGCAAGCATATGAACAGGGAGTTGCGGACGGGCGTAATCAGCAGGCTGTTGATCACAAGATGATTGGACGTAAAGATTTCTACTCTGAGTTTGGAATCAAGGTTGATACATTCGACAAGCACTATCGCGACAAAGAAGGATTCCCGAAGCCGGAAGAAGACGGAAAATGGTACGCTCCAGCAGTCGAAAAATGGTTATTGAATCATCAGAATTTAAGTAACTAAAACCTAGGCGGGTAGATGATGATTCAATTCACAAGGAGGAATTGCCATGGTAGAAGTAGCGGTATTAACCTGGGCGCTAACAACCGTGTGGTACAAGCGCCGGGAGATTAAACATTGGTTTGGAATTTAGGAGGAAACAATATGTATGAAGAAGACATTGAGCACGCGTTAAGAGCACGTAAGTATAACGCAATTCGTGCAGATGAACGTGAGCTGATTAATGCTATCACTTACGATACAGATGGAATCATTAAGCGGCACCCGTGCTTTGGCTATTCAGAAGAATTTATTGGCGAATTGCAAGAACACGATATTAATGTTTGCGAGCCAGATGAAAATTCTGATGAAAACTGGACGTTTACATTGCCACTAATGTATCGGGAGGAATAACCATGAAAGTTCATGTAGGTGACCGAGTGAGTTACAAGGCTGAGTATAGTTGCGGCCAATTAATACGAGAAGCCGGCGTTGGCAAAGTAGTGGATATTAAAAAAATTCCGTTCACATTGCGCACTCAAAAAGATGTGGCTGTAGTTGAACAAAATGGACAGCAATTCGAGATTATTACCAATGGTATTCAAGTAATTAAGTAGGAGGAATAATCATGCAAAAAGTATCAATTTTACCACTCCACGAGTGGAAACGAGCGCAAAAAAAGCCATCGCTAGTAACGGCTAACGATGGACTAATGGAAGAGATGCTCAATACCAACATCTACTTTATTCCAAAGCAGTCTCGTTTGCAAGTGCTGAGAAAGCGAGGACGGTAGTTATGGAAAAAATTGTTAACAATCACATCAAGTTTCTAAAGCATGTTATCAACAGCATTTGGATCAGTGATGTAGAATCACTGGCCAAGTTGTACGAAATGTTGGATAAGAGTGAAACAGAATTAAACGAATTACGGGGGTTAATTTGATGATCAATGAATTGCTTAAAGAAGAGCTAAAAACGGTTAATGATCGTGAACAAGAAGGATTTAAAATTAATTCGCTACAGTCTGCTGACTGGGCGATGCGTAAGCTACAAGCAATCGAGAAACATGATCAGGAAGTCAAAGAAGCAGCACAAGCAGATATTGATCAAACAATTGCTTGGCGGGATCGTAAACTTACTGAAAATGAATCTAGTCGAGAATATTTCCACGGATTGCTGAAGGATTATCTATATCGTGAACGTCAGCATGACAGTAAATTCAAAATCGATACTCCACATGGGAAAGTCACGACTCGTAAGACACCGGCAGGTCTGAATTATGATGAAACAACGGTACTAAAGTCATTACGAGACCAAGGAATTAAAGAACTTATTAAAACCAAGGAAACCATCAAAAAAACTGATTTAAAGAAGTCCGGAACGATTATTAATGGAAAATTCGTGCTTGAAGATGGACAGATTGTTGATGGTGTAACTGAGAAGCCAGCCAGTGAATCCGTTAAGTTTAGTTTGTAGGAGGCAAAATGAAGTTTTATGCGGACGGAAACATTCCGGTGATACCCAATATGTACTTCATATATGGTGATGGTGGTACCGGTAAGACCAGTGTAGTGAAACAGTTTGTAGGCCACAAGTTGTTGTTCAGTTTCGATATGTCGAGCAATGTTTTGATTGGTGATAAGGACGTCGATGTTATTATCTTTGAACATCGTGATATGCCGAATATCCAGGCCATGGTTGAACAATATGTCATGCAAGGAATTTCAGATGCTAAGTATCAGGTAATTGTATTAGACAATATCACAGCACTTCAAAACTTGGTATTAGAAAATATTGATAATGCCGCAAAGGACAATCGCCAGAATTATCAAAAATTACAATTGTGGTTTAGAGATCTCGGTACGATTTTGAAAGAAAGTGGCAAGTCCGTATATGCTACTGCTCATCAACTTGACAATGGTTCATCAGGTATTAGTGGTGAGGGTAGATACCAAGCTGACATGAACGAAAAGACGTTCAATGCGTTTACTAGTATGTTTGACCTCGTTGGCCGGATCTATTTGACAGGTGGTGAACGCATGATTGATTTAGATCCCGAAAAGGGAAATCACGCCAAGAACCGAATTGATAATCGCAAATTGATTAAGGCAAATGAATTAATTCAAATAACTAAAGGAGCAAAATAAAATGGCACTTTTTACAGTAGATTCAAATAACACTTTCGGACAAACTGTCGAAGAAGCAGGTAAATATAATGTGGTTATCGCGTCTAGTTCACAATACACGAAAACCAAAGAGGCTGGCAAACCCATGGCAATTTTTGACTATGAGGTTTTAGACGGCCCATACAAAGGTGGCCTAATTCGGTTTGACAATGAGGTCTGGGACAGTACTTCGGAGGACAAAGCCAAGTTGTCCGCCAAACGCTTTAATACCATTGCAGTAGCTTTAGGCGCAAGTAATGGCACGGCATTTGATTCAATTGAACAGTTTGTCAGTCAAGCGGTAGGGCATCAATTGGCAATCACGGTTGATTGGGATACTGGCTCAAACGGAAAAGCCTATTTAGCGGTTAAAAGCTACGAGCCGTTTATGCAGGATGGTAGCAAACCGAATGGTGTTAAGCGGCCAGCAGGCAGTAGCAATACAGGAAATAGTGGCTTTGGCAATCACAAAAGCACAAGTGGTGGTTTTGGCACGACGACTAATAGCCAACAGGGTAATGGATTCAGCACTCCAGCAAGTAGTAATGCTGGTAATACGCAAGCCCCAGGATATAGTAGTCAATCAGCTAATAGTTATCATGGCGGTGGTTTTCCCCCAATTCCAGACGGATCGCCCTTCTAATTTAAACTGGTTATTAAACAAAGCTTCAAAACATTGGGGTGACTAGATGCAACAGTCACGAGCGCAGTTAATTGAGCAAGATGGCCAATACTATTTGGTTACACGGTTAGATGAGAAGCCTAATTTAGACCATATAGAGACCGTTAGTGGTTCCCACAGCCAATTTTATGTGGATTGGGAAATAGCTGACACACGTAAAGCTAGGCCACAACAACGACGCTTGTTCTTCGCGTTGCTTAGTGACATCTATACGTGGTCAGGTATGCCGACAGACTTCTTGAAAAACTTGTTTTATTTGCAGTATGAGTCATACACGTTTGGCAAGCAGATTAGCCTGTCAGACACCACAGAATCGTCTGTGAGCGATGCTAACCAGTTACTCGCCCTAGTTATTGACTTCATGTTTGAGTGGCACGTGCCGTTCAAGGAAGGCTATAAGCTATTGCCACGTGAGCAAGAGTATTACCTGTTTCAATGTTGCCGCCACCGAGTTTGCATGATCTGCGGTAATCGTGCTGATATCCATCATGTAGACGTTATCGGAGCCGGCTTGAACAGAACACACGTTGACCACACCAAGCGGCACGTTATGGCATTGTGCCGAGTCCATCACAGCGAGATTGAGCAAATTGGCTCCGTGGCATTTAGTGCAAAATACCACGTCCCGGTAGATGGCATAAAACTAGATAAAGAAACATTAAAACGAATTGGCTTGAAAGGTAAATACAGCAGTGACTAATACACCGGGTGGGTGGAATGCCTACTAGTAAATAAGGGAGGATTAAAAGATGGCACAAAGAAGAATGTTCAGCAACCGTATAACTGATAGCGCTAAATTTCTAAAGATGCCGTTGAGCAGTCAGGCACTCTATTTCCATTTGGGGTTGCATGCGGATGATGACGGTGTTGTAGAAGCGTTCTCAGTTATGCGGCAAACTGGTGCAGTTGAGGATGATTTACGAATACTAGTAGCTAAGAATTTTGTAAATGTTTTAAACGATGATCTAGTTGCCTATATCACGGATTGGAACGAAAATAATCGAATTCGAGCGGATAGAAAAGTGGATTCGATATATAAAGACTTGTTATTAGAAATCATGCCAAACCTAGAATTAACTGAGCCCAAGCCGCGTGCTGACACGGGTAAAGTTACTGGACGTCCAATGGACAACCAATGGACGGACAATGGACCGCATAGGTTAGGTAAGGTTAGGTTAGGTAAGGTTAGTAAAGGTAAGGTAAATAAAGATAGTCACCATTTGGAAAAGCCAAATTATGACCCGTCTTCTCAGCCATACAAAATTGCTAGTCATTTATTGACCAGAATTAAACAACGGCAACCTGACTTTAAAGAACCAAACTTACAGAAATGGGCTAATGATATTCGATTGGCACACGAACGTGATCATCGTGATTATGAAAAATTAGATTGGCTGGTAGATTGGTCACAGGATAATTCATTCTGGCAAGCAAATATTTTGTCGGCAGGGAAGCTACGCAAGCAGTATGACACGCTCATGGGTCAGGCTGAACGGGATCGCCCGACTAATGTTGCGCCACAAACACGAGAGGACTGGTTTGGCTAATGGAAAATGTAACGAAGTTATTCAATCAAGCCACGATTCAGAAAGTAGTAGCGGCTAGAGGCATTGACACGACTAAGTTGCCAACCAAAGAAGAATTGGATCATCAAACAATTGATCGGGCGAATGCGGGCGTAATTGCTAACCGAAAACGGTATTACTATCGCATGTCAGTCTGGTCTGGAGGCGTGCCACTACGATTTAGCTTTAATGATTGGCAGGTTGATAAACAGCCTAATCAAGCTAAAGCTAGAGAACTTGGTAATCAAGCATTTAAGTTAGCTAGGCAATTAGAGACTAACCAGTTCAACGTAGCGCTTGCAGGCGGACCCGGCGTTGGCAAAACATCATTAGCGCTAGCAATTATGTATCAGTTAATGGGTGTAGGCCAAACAGCGATGTTTGTTTCAACAGCTGAGCTGCTACGGCTGGTAAATGAGAAATACGAAGCACCGGACGTACGTCAACGGTTACTGTACGTTTTAAAAGACATGCAAAACGTTGATGTTCTAGTTTTAGACGATTTTGGTACTGAAGGCGGTAAACCAACCGAAAAAGGATTCTACAAGCCAGTGCACAAAGATTTGCAGACACTGATGTATCAAGTGGCAAATGCGCGTTGCGATTTTGATCATAACGAAGTCAAACATATAACCATCATTACGACTAACAACACACGTAAGCAATTAGAAAGTATGTATGATGGCAAAACAATCGATCGCTTATATACCAAGGATACTAGCTGTCAATTGCTGTTTGACAACATGGAAGGAGTCAGAAGTGTATGAGCTGTGAATTATGTCATGGTAGTAAAGTTGTTCAACAACCACTTGGGAGTTATGGTTTCACGTTTGGACCATGCCCAAATTGTACGAATGAGATACATGCTCATTACGAGCAGGAGCTTGAAAGAAAGTTAGCCTATGGCGAGCAAAAATTGGCCTAAAGAACTGGAAGTAATTCATAAGCTAGAAGCGAGATATGGCAGCATGGCTAACGTGCCACCAAGCAAACTAGCTAACTTGCATAAGATGCCTGGTATTAAAGACGTGTCAGACGGTTACACGGAGATTACGCGTACCCAGTATAATGCCATTAAATTAGTCATGGAAGGCAAGCAGGGTAAAACTAGGACGTCTCGGGAGCTAAAACGGAGTAACAGTTGGATTGATAGACGTATTCGCGCGATTGACGAAAACAAATACTACATTACGGAGGACGAATAATCATGATTGATATGAAAATTGGACAGTATCATCTGACTAGTGACAAATACGAAGTTAAGGTTAACAGGATGTCATTAGACAGCCATGGGCATCCGGTAACTAGCTACGATGAAAAGTCTGGTATTAACCGGCTGGTAGAAGTACCCCTAGCACACTGTAAAAACGTCGAGGACGCATTGCGCTGGCTTCGTGGGTATTTAATCCGGACTGGTAGTGAACACATTAAAACAGTGGATCAGTTAGCCAGAGAGAACAAAAAAATTGAACAGCAGTTTGACACGTACATTAAAGAGCGTGTACCGGAAGGATTGTGAGCTATGTCCGGAAATGCTAAAACGTATTGGGATTTATTTCAAGAAATATATGAAAAATATGGTATTCAAACTACAACACAATTTCACGTCAATCCAGATAAACAGATAAGTGAAGAGAAATATCAAGAAGCTTTAAAAGCTTATTCAATTTTACCAGCAATATTTGATGATACCTTTGGGAGGAACGAAGATGCCTAAACACACTAAGAAACGTTCAACGATTAAACGGAAGCACCGGCGAATGAAGCAACATGCCGAAGCAAACAAAGCTAAAACGCTGGATAGTAAGCAATTATCCAAGGAATATGAGCCGTACAACATTAATAAGCGGGCGTTCGGGGAGGACTGAAGATGGCTTATATATTGATGATTAATAGTGATGTGGCAGCTGTATATTCCAATAGACAAGCCGCTAGAAAAGATGCGAAACATTTCAGAGAAAAGGGCCAGAACACGTCAATTATGACTGTTCCTTACCATAAGCAAAGTATCTTGGAATGAAACTAATCAAGGAGATAGCGACGATGATTAAACTAGATAAATGTGTTGCTAAACCAACAGAATTTAACGTAATTAAGATTACAAGTGAATTGGGTAATGAAGTACAGAAGGCGTTTAAGACTGCTGATAAGCTTGATAAAAAACTAGATAGACCAAGAAACACTTGGAAAGCAATCTTTCAATATCATGGGTTGATTTGGACTAATATATGGGGATTTGAATTCATAGCAAATTATGGGAAGGAGAATCAGTGTAGACGACAGCCAGTTTCACTTAATGATCGGATTATCGAAGATCGTGATAGTGAGCAATTCTTAATACCTAATGAGCTATTTGAACGTTATTTTAAGTAGGAGGTGGCGACGATGATTAAGTTTAGAGGAATCCCATTAGAAGATGTTGGTGACATTATGGAGTTGAGTGATCACGAGAGTAAACAAAAAGCCGCCTACTAGGGCGACTAGTCACAGGACCACTCGAATGACCGTTGTTAGTATAACATATAAAAAGCGTCGTATCTGTTGAGGAGAATACGACGCTAGGAATTAAAGCAACTATAATATACACCACACGATATATTTAGGCAACCCTAAATATGTGTGCTGCTAGACTACAATATTTGAAAGGGGAACTGGTAGTGAAACGCTCAACTATTAGAAAAGTAGAAGATATTTTGCGCGATTATCCCAAAATTGATAAGTATATTGAAGAACGGGAGCAGGAATTGCGCTATCCGACTGCTACGCGTGATGAGAATGTTGGAGGAGGCAGAGCACAGTTTAAGTACCCTGAAACAACACTAAACACTATTATTACGATTGATGATGATCGACGTATTAATGCTTTGAAACACCAGCGGGAAGTGATTGACGATTGCCTAGATGAAGTAGGACATGACACAGAAGTAATTGTCACGGAACTATATTTTAGAAAACACCCAAGATATACGTTGCTTGGCTTAGTTGACAACAATTTGCTAAGTGTTGGTAAGGCACGAGCATATGAACTTAGGAACGCATTTGTTAGTGAGTGCGCAAAAAGATTAGGACTATATGACTTGTAGTGGAAAAAAGTGAGAAAAATGACCCGTATAATCATGCTAAATTGGTAGTATGCCAAATGTGATTGACGTGCATGAAGTAATCCTCCAAATTACAGACTGGTAATCGCTGTGGGCTAATTGGTAAGCCACAATGGGATGTAGGTTCGAGGCCTACCAGCGATATTGTTATGTGATACAGCACCCAATGGGAGTTGACCGCATAACGTGTGCTTGTGGCGGAATAGGTAGACGCTAGATTGTGTGGGGTTCTCAGGCCATACGTGATTGAAAGGTACTCATATCTTGTGTAGGGTGCAAATCCCTACCAAGCACATTAAACGCGTCCACGGCACCAAAATGGACAATCTCCAAACTGCTCTCGCTTATTGGCGGGAGTTTTTGTATAGTTATGGTAGTTTGGAGGTAGGAACATGGAAAAATCAAAAGAATTACTCTCAATGCTTGAAAATCCCGAGTATTTTTTGAATGCGCAGAGACAAACGCTAGAGTCTCGAATCGAGGCAAAAAAATTGACTAAAAGTGAAACAAAAAAAGTGAGAATTGAAAGCGCAAAATCTGTTGGTAGGAAAGCCTCAATGGATCTATTGAACCAAAGCTGTGGGGATATGATTGTTGATATCATTGGTGCACATGAAGAGATTGAGGGAAAGCTTAATGAGTCTAAAGAAGCTCTTTTACTTGGGGAGTATTTAAATAAATCAGATAACCAGGAATATGCGCTAAAACGGCTTATTAATGTAATTACCGATCCGTATGGCAGCATCTTATTTAATAAACTGCTTTTAATATTAAAAGATTATCCGGCTGATGGGGACATGATGGATATCTTAAGAGATACATTATTAAACTTGTCCGATGTAAATAACTTTAAAAGTGTTTTTACAAAGTACAAATTTCTAATCTCACTAATTGATAGGATAACCCCTCAGGCTATGGTAATTTTACAGGACTACTTGAAATGGCCACCTTTTAGTATGTCTATGATAATCAATAACAATCACGTTGAAGGGGATATGAGTAAGGAATTTACGGATGCATATTCACACTCTAAAGGCATTGATGATCCTAATATTGTATCGAGAATTCAGTATTCAGTACAAGAATTACAAAAAAATGAATTTGTTTTTGGAAGCCAGATAAGTACCGGTCAAGTTATTATGCAACCAAGTGAGGTTGGGATGGACTTGATCGGATTCATAAATCATGGTTAAAGAATTTTACAAACGGCATGTATAAAATTAATTAGAAGGTAAGGTGTGGTGGTATGGCAAAGCTGATTAACACAAAATACGGCTACGTCACGCCACAAGAAGCGGAGATGGATGCCCACTTAGATAAATGGATGAAGCGTCGTGCTAAACAGCATGGCGCTTTTAGTTTGGAAAAGAAACGGAGAAAGCAACATGCCAAGGACAAGAAGATGCCGCTATCCTAACTGCCATGCGATGGTCACTTTCCCTGAACACTATTGTCAGCAGCACTATGAGCATGAAGCTGAGTACTTAGCTAGTCGGCAACGTTGGGCACGTGGTAACGATAAGCAATACACGCACAAGTACAACACGATTACACGTTATCGCAATGAGGATAAGCGCCAGCAATACAACTTCTATCGGACAAGACAATGGTCACATCTAAGACAACAAGTCCTAGAGCGTGACCATTACTTATGTGCTTACTGCAAAGTGCAAGGAGTTATCACACCTGCTAAGACAGTTGATCATATTGTGCCAATTGAGTTTGATGAAACACTGAAAGCTAACGTTGATAACTTAGCTGTAATCTGTGGGAGCTGTCATCGTGCTAAGACGGACTGGGAGCAATTATACTATGGCACTGGTCAAGGCAACGAGTTGCAAAGCGTAACGCCGATCAATGATGTATCGGCAATCGTTGTGTTAATGAATAAGGAGTGAAGATATTGAAATCATATTATATTGAATCAATCAATCTGTGGATTATTTGTGTTGACGGATTTGCTGATACGAAGGTGAAGGATAACATTAGAAAGCAATGGCGTCAGCAAGTTCACACGGCCGAAGATGTCGTCGTACTTGATGAGTCTATTGCACCGTTTGAGTTCATTGGTAAGTCAGGTGCAACCATTGATACTGAAACAGTTGTCAAAGCTATTAAACAATCAGAGTTAAAACGTGAACACCTTAGTCAAATGCTAGGACAATAGAAAGGATAATGGTAGTCATGACAAATAGATATGATAAGATTCCTGACCACAAAGTAATTAAATCAGTAATGCAACAGGAACTAACCGATAAGCAAATTGAATATGTTAAGAGTGAAATTGAAACAGCTGCTTTACAGAATGATGATAATGTTCACGTTAATCTTATGAGCTTTAATTCCAGTCAAAAGAGAAAGTCGGGGCAGGTTCTAAAAAGTAAAGGCTATAAGTTTGTAGAAGAATCAAACTGGTCATTACTCATCAATTTATAAGTGCCTGTCGTTCGATTTAAGCGACTTTAAATTTATTAATGTAATTAGCCACGACGATAATTAAAACAACCCCCGCCCCTAACGCGTCCCAGGAAGAGCACACACATTGATCTTAGCTTACAAAAAAATTGATTTTTCAAATTTTAACATAGGGGGGGCAGGCACTAATTGGGAAGGAGGATCTTTGACAATGAAAAAAACATTCTATCAGCAGAATGACGGGAAACTATCCAAGGATCCACCAGTTCAATTAGGGGCTATTGCGGCTAGCTGTTGGCGAAAAATCGTACCTTTTTTAGAAACTACTGGCAAAGTGCATAGAATAGACTCATTTTTAGTCGAAAACTATTGTTCTCAGTATGAAATATATCGTGAAGCATATGAGGACATTAAAGAAAATGGCATTCAATCTAAAGTGTTCAAATCTTTGCAGGATAATTATGGTGCAGTGGTTGGTCAGGATTTTGTTGGATTTAAGAAGAACCCGGCGGTTGGAACATTAAAAGAGTCAATCGCCTTGCTAAATTCTATAGGTATGCAGCTAGGACTATCGCCCAAAGGGCGTCAGAATCTGTCTGAACTTGCTAATCAGAGCAAGGAAGAACCTTCAATTGCTGATTTGCTGAATGGTGACGAAAATGAAGAAGATTGAAATTAAGAATAAAGATGTTATCAGCACTTATAGAAGTGAAAACTATGAATTAATTGCAAAAAAATATCATGATCCAGCTACTGAATATGCTTTTAAAGTGCTTAATGGCGAGATCTTGGCAGGTTATAAAATGAAACTCGCCTGTTTTAGACACTTACAAGATTTAAAGCGATCTGAATCAGGAAGCATAGATTTTCCTTATCACTATGACTTGAGTGAGTGCAGAAAAATACTGAATTTTGCTAAGCTTTGTCCAGATGTTAACGCTGGAGTTCCACTACCACTTCTATTATGGCAAAAAGCAATTCTTTGTTTAATGATCGGCTGGAGAGATGAACTAAACCATAAACGTTTTACTCGTGTTTCACTGTCAGTCGCCCGGACAAATGGGAAAACCTATTTGGTCAATATCATGCTTTGGTATGCATATATGATTGAAGCGGCTTCTAAGTTTAATCAAGACTTGGCTTATATTGGCCCTGTCGCAGCACAAGCTAAGAAGGGCTGGCGCTATGTAGAGATGTTTGGCCATAAATTAAAAGAAGTGGCAGCCTTTAAGAATCAATTCTTTGATAGATACGGTGTTGATGTTCAATCTGAACAAGTGAAGGGAAATAAAACTCAGAACAATATTCTAAGAATGTCTAATGAATCGGGCCAATTTGACAGTTATCATTTCTTGTTTTGTGTAGCTGATGAGGCTGGGGATAAGCATTACACAACAGACAATTTTAGTAAGGTAACATCAGGCCAAGTACAAACACCCAACCATCAGTTCGTTCAGATTTCTACAGCGTATGATGATCCAACGGTTCCGTTCCATAACGACCAAATACGCATGACAGAAATTATGGAAAAGGATTACTTACGATCTGGTGATGAATTTCTAGTTCTAGTGTGGGAGCAAGATTCCCCTGATGAGTTAAATAAGCCTGAAACGTGGATTAAGTCTAATCCAATTTTGATGATTAAAGACAATCAAACCATGGTAAAAGGGCTGCAGACTGAAAAAGATAATAAGCTGAACGACGGCACTATTAATGATTTCAAAAATAGAAATTTAAATATATGGATGCAGTTAAAGTCGGCTACATATTTGAAGCTTAGTGAAGTTGAAAAGGCTATTATCAATAATTATTCGATTCAAGGTCAAGAAGTCTATATTGGATTTGACAGTTCGATGTTTTCAGATAATACGGCGCTTGCTTTTGTGTTTCCGTATATTGACGAAAGAAAACATAAACAAAAATGGTTTATCATGCAACATTCATTCATTCCTTGGCGGCAAGCTGGATCAATTGATATTAAAGAAAAACAAGATGGAATTAAGTACCGTGATATGGTCAAGCTAGGATTCTGCACAATCACTGCACACCCACAAGGCTTGATTAATATCGAACAGGTCTATGACTGGCTGGTTAGCTTTGTTGAACATAACCAATTAAAGGTTAAGTTCTTTGGATATGATCGTATGGGAGACTATCGAGTAAAAGATCTTGTTAAAACTTTAGATGCCAATTTTGATTGGCCATTGCTTGATGTTGCGCAAAGAACGTCTGAAATTGGAGATCCAACAAAATTCCTACAGGAAAGATTCGCCGATAGTTCAATTTCTTCATTAGCAGATCCTGTTCTAAAAAAGGCGCTCCTCAATGCTGAAACTTATGAGGACAAAATTGGTATGCAAGTGGACAAGCTTAAAGCAACATACAAGATTGACGTAGTTGATGCTTTGATTGATGCAATATATCAAGCAATGTATCATTTCAAGGATTACGGCCCACTTGAAGATAGATCTGGTTCAGTAATTGATCGGTTAACAGATAAGGAAGCGTTAGAGTGGTACAACAATCCAGAATCCGGTCTGTTAGGAGATGATATTGATGATTTTTAAACAACTTTTTGCTGCCATTTGGCATTACTTTGATGTGCTGTGTTTCATTCTAGGCATGATTGCTGGAGTGTATGCAGCCTTTTTATTTGGGCAGGCCCAGGGTGCCCTGGCAATTGCGGTAGCTTTGTTCTTAGTTGGCTGGCTTTCTGAAGCCGTTGCAGCTGGTCAAAAAGGAGATGATTAACAATGCCATTTTTTAAACCGCCGACGACGATTAATAATTCGATTGGTATTCAAAGTGTACCGGTTGAAGATGATAACGTTGTTAACTTTCTAACGCCAACTGGTAGTCATGAGTATGTTAGTGCTAACGATGCTTTGAAAAATTCAGATATTTATTCAGCGGTTAACCAAATATCTGGAGACTTGGCCACTGTTCAATTAATGGCTAATATGCCACGAGCACAAGGAATTTTAAACAATCCTAGTACGACCGCTAACGGGCACACGTTTTGGCAGTCTATGTATTCACAATTGTTATTGGGTGGCGAATGTTTCGCGTACCGTTGGCGTAATCCCAATGGCTTAGATCTACGTTGGGAATATCTACGGCCAAGCCAAGTGCAAACTTATTTATTAGATGACGGCAGTGGCTTAACCTATACGGTTACTTTCGATGAGCCACAATTAGGTGTCTTACAATATGTACCACAGTCTGACATGATTCACATTCGCTGGGCTAGTACCGATGGCGGCAAGACAGGCAACAGTCCGTTAAAAGCATTATCGAATGAGATTCAAATTAAAAATTCGTCAAACGATTTAACATTAGCCGCATTGGCGCGATCAATCAGTGCTCCGGGTGTTTTAACAGCTAAAAAAGGTGGTGGCTTACTAACAACCAAAATGAAAATAAGCCGTTCAAGAGAATTTATTCGTCAGGTTAATCATTCAAACGGCGGGCCAGTTGTTCTTGATGATTTGGAAGAGTATACACCATTAGAAATGAAAGCCGATGTTACCAAGCTGTTAAGCCAAACAGATTGGACGAGTAAGCAAATTGCTAAAGTTTTCGGCATTCCTGATAGCTATTTGAATGGCCAAGGCGACCAACAAAGTAATATTGACCAAATCAAAGGCATGTACACCAATGCCCTTAATCGCTATTTACAGGCGATTTTAGCTGAGCTGGATAATAAGCTTAATGCTAAGATTACGGCCAATATACGGACTGCTGTAGACCCATTGGGAGACTCATTTGCAGCCACCCTATCAGGGCTAGCTAAAGATGGCACAATTGCTAATAATCAAGCAACTTGGGTTTTACAACAAACAGGCTATTTCCCAGATGAAATGCCTGCAGCTGAAAAGTCAACAACACAACAAGTTGTGATTCAATCAGGAAAAGGAGGTGATAATGATGACAAAGAAAGTGATGATTAAAGGCGATATTGTTGATGATCAAACAGCCGGTTTTTATCAGTTCTTTGGAATGCCAGCAGTATCACCTTCGGGTGTTGCTGACATTTTAAATGATGACAGTGGCAACACTGACGATGACGACAGTGATGATGAAGCACTTGAAGTTGACATTGCTTCCAATGGTGGCGATGTTTTTGCGGCTAGTGAGATTTACACTATGCTAAAAAATTATGCTGGCAATGTAACAGTTAATATTCAAGGCTTAGCCGCTAGTGCGGCAAGCGTGGTTGCTATGGCTGGCGATCACATCAACATTTCACCAACTGCTCAGATTATGATCCATAAGGCTTGGTCACAACCAGCTGGTAATGCTGACGATCTGGAGCATGAAGCCAGTATTTTAAATGGCATTGATCAATCAATTGCCAGTGCTTATGAAGCTAAAACTGGCATGGAGCAAGCTGACTTGCTACAGCTAATGGCAAATGAAACATGGTTAACAGCCAGTGATGCCGTTGATAAAGGCTTCGCTGATGAAATTATGTTTGCTAATGATCAACAATTGCAACCGGTGAACGCTATTTCACACATTCCACCTAAATCTGCAGTTAATAAGCTGCTGAATCTCATTTACAAGGCGGATAAGGATAAAACTAAGCCGTCTAAAGAAGAAAATACTACTAATAGTCAATCTGCTGAATTACGAAACAGCAAATTGGCTATTTTATTTGGAAAAAATCAAAAGGAGGCCAACTAATGGCTAATATTAACACGATGAATGATGCTTGGATTGCCCAAGGGCAAAAGGTGTCAGACTTGAACGACAAGCTAAATGCTGCTGTCCTTGACGACAGCTTTGATCAAGAAAAATTTAAAGCAATGAAACAAGATCGCGACAATGCGGTTGCCCGGCGTGATGCTTTGCATGAGCAATTGGAAGAAGAACGCAAGGCTCAAGAAATTGCCAATATGGATGATAAGGACAAGACCCGACTTGATGATGACGAAGAAGACATCAAAGCTAAGTTCATCAAGAACTTCCAAGGCATGATTAAAGGTGACCCGAAAGTTATGAACTTGGTAACCTCCTCTACCGACGAAGCTGGCAATGCAATTGGTTTGACTCTTCCTCAAGATATTCAAACAGCCATTAACACATTGGTTCGCCAGTACGATTCATTACAACAGTATGTTAATCGGGAAGCCGTTACGACACAAACGGGTTCACGTGTGTGGGAAAAATGGACCGACGTTACTCCGTTGGCTGATTTAGATGATGAAACGGCCACTATTGGCGACAACGATGACCCACGGTTGTCCATTATCAAGTACACAATTCATCGGTATTCTGGCATTACCACGGCTACTAATTCGTTGCTAAAAGATACTGCTGATAATATTCTAGCTTGGTTATCACAATGGATTGCCAAGAAGGTTGTCGTTACCCGCAACGCTAAGATCATCGAAGCTATGAACAACGCGCCAAAGAAGCCAACCTTAGCTAAGTTTGATGACATCATTGATATGATCAACACGGCTGTTGACCCAGCAATTAAGTCAACATCGTTCTTGTTGACGAACACGTCAGGATGCAATGAGTTATGCAAGGTTAAGGACGCTATGGGGAATTACCTATTGCAACCAGATCCAACCCAGCCGGACCGCATGATTGTCCGCGGTAAGCGAGTGGTTATGATTGCTGACAAGTGGTTACCAAATGCTGGGACAGCAGCGGCACCAGTTTACCCATTGTATTATGGTGACTTATCCCAAGCGGTTACTTTATTTGACCGAGAAAATGCGTCATTGTTAACGACTAATATCGGAGCTGGTGCCTTTGAAAAGGATCAAACTAAGATTCGTGTGATTGATCGTTTTGATGTTGAAGCTACTGATACGGAAGCCTTTGTTGCAGGTTCGTTCAGTAAAATTGCTGACCAAACGGCTAACTTTGCGGCGAGTGCTGCTACAACGACTGACGGGAAGTAACTAGTCAGCTATGTCGCCAATAAATACACAGTACAGTGACAATCTGGGCGGCTAAGTAAGGATGTGATTTAAGTGGCAGCCGATTTAGAAACATTGAAATCATCTTTGCGAATTGATAGCAATGATGATGACGATCTGCTAAAGGGCTATTTGTCTGCAGCTATTAGCTACATTAAACAAGCCATCGGGGACGACAATAGTGTTCTAGGGTTCTATGAAATGGAAGGCGTGAAGGACTTGTTTGAAACGGCTGTTTATGCCTTAGCTGGTTCATATTGGACTTATCGAACATCGATTACAGCCATCGCTGTTAATCCAGTTGATCTGGTCGTGGACTCAATCATTGGTCAACTCAGAGGGTTGTACAGTCAAAAGCAATATGAGGTGGGGACAAATGACGAAAGCAATTAATCCTGCACGAATGAATTTTAGGTTGGAGTTTGGAACTCAGGCAGCTACTGGAAAAGTTAACCCTAATACGGGTAATCCTATTACTGATTTTGTCCCTCAATTCAGTTTGTACGCCGGCGAATGGTCATTGTCGTTTCAGCAAAGGTTAGCGTTAAATGGCGACACCTCACAACAGAATGCTGTTTACTTTGTGCGCCATAATCTAAAAATAGCTACCAGCATGCAATTACGACGCAATCATCAGGATGTTTACCAGATTGATGATGTGGCCTACGATGATGGTTTACCACCGGATGGTTTTGACCTCATAACTTGTCATAAGGTGGTGATTGGGCGTGGCGAATGAGATTAAACATGCAGACTCATTTGAACATATTTTAGATACTATGGCGGAGGGCTTTGGACGCGAAGAGAAGCTTAAAGCTAATGCAGCTGGAGCAGATCAGTTCATTAAAATTATGAAGCCTAAGATTCCTGTAGGAAAACTACGCAAGGTACATGGTCATGCTGAAAAAGTACATCTACGTGATTCATTAATTGCTGTAGATCATCCTAATGGCTCGGTTAACGTTGGCTTTACAGCCAAAGGTGAAAAAGGGTACATTGCACGTTTTCAAAATGATGGCTGGGACGTTGTTGACCGTAATGGTTCCAAACACAGCCATGTTTCCGGGAAACACTTTTGGGAGACTACTCAGCGTGAAGCAAAAGGCCAAGTTGGCAAGGCAGTTGTTGAACAATTAAAGACTGCTATGGACAAGAAGGTGGGCAAGTGACGCCGGCAGCTTTTATTAAAAGCATAATTGTTGCAAATATTAATGAAATACCAGAACTAGCTGTGGAACATATCCATAGCTTTTTTATTCCAATTAACGATACTTCAACTGACGAGCCTATTGTAGTAATCAGCGGGTTACCTGAACGTAGTCAAGATTATGGCAATGGGATTCCATTCCAATCAACGAAGCAAGTCCAGATACAGCTCTATTATCCTAAAGATTACTTGGGCGATATGGATGCGATCGAATCCGGGTTAAAACAAGTGCTATTGACCAATGATATTCGTTGTTATAGCGATGCTGGCCAGACATTAACACCAGATTCAGAAAGTATCACGAACACTTTGAAATTTAATTATATAAAGGAGGCCATTTAAATGGCAACATTAGGTTTAAACATGTTATACACCGGTATTAAAGCCGATGACGGGTCAACGGTTATTGATGCAGATAAGGGGTTGTCGGCCGCTGGGGTATACCCCATTGATACTAGCAAAGCAAACGGTAACTTGGGTACTAAGACTGCTAACATTACCGGGCTATCTGGGACGGTATCTAAGATTACTGGCAACAATGAAGTTGTGGATGTTTCTAATCCACCTTCGGCACCATCAGTCGCGATTGATTCGAACGAAATCAACTTTATTGTTAAACAAAAGCTATTGGGACGGGTATCAGATGGCAAGGGCGGTTACTCTGATACTGACAAGCCGGTTGAAGCTGGTCTGATTATTGAATCTCGTTCTCCTATCTTTCGAACCGCGATTTATTATTGCTTTGGTCGTGGAATCTTTAATGAAGCTGGTCAGAACATTCAAACAAACACTGATACGGCTGAAACTCGCGACGATGATAACTTGACATTTACCGCCTTGAACTATGATGGCTTCGGTGGCCAACCGTACAAGGTATATGCTGAGTCAGATCCTAAATTTGATAAGCAAGCGATGTTTGACGCTGTATTTCCTGGACAAACGTTTTATAAAAACGCGAGTAACGGCACCAGTGGTCAATAAAGCTACAACTGACACAGGCTCACAGACTAGTAAAACTGAAAGTGAATCATCTGCGCCAACCAGTAATAATTGATAATCATGGTCGCCTGAAATAAATTAACAATACCGCTAGGGGCGGCTTTTAAACATGCTGAGAAGCGCATTCTAAGCACAGGTTCACAATAAATGATAATAAACAATGCACAAAGGGGCGTATAAATAATGGCAAAATCAGTTAAATTTGATGGCAAAAAAATTGGAACGGGCACGCAGTATACGTTGATTGATAGTGGCCAAAATGTTGAAAAAATGGCCGAAGCATATAAGAAGTTCATCAAGACTACTGAAGAAACTGAGGACAGCATTACAGGTGTAGTCGAATTAACACCTAAGCTTGCAAAGGTTGTGGCTGAAACGACCTGTGATTTATTGGAACTAAATGCTTCACAAAAGAAACGTGTCATGTCCATGGAATTTTCGGTTAGCGACGAATACGACTTCTTCAATGACTGTTTAAAACAATTCTTAGGGGTAGAATTACCATCTGTAGGCAACAGCAGCGATCAGGAAGAGGAAGAAGACCCAAAATTGCCAAAGCCAGAATGATTTGGCAACTTGATAATTTTATTCAGGATATTGATTACATCGCTAATCAATTGATTTCACAAGGTATATTGCCTAGTGACTTTTATCAAAGCTCATTTAGTGAAATGCAAACAGCATTGAATGCCAAGTCACGTAAAGACCGTGTTCAAGATCCGCTCGAATTAGCACGTCAAATTGGTGCGTTGTAAAGGAGGCAAAGTATGGCAACAGAGAAAATTCAAGGCTACGAATTCGCAATTAACATGGACGATGGTGGCATGACTCGCACGTTGCGAGAAATAAAGAATGAAGCAAAATTACTAAAATCTGGTATGCAAGCTAACTTTGCTGAAATTCGTTCAGGTGAAGGCGTTATGGCGGCCTATGCGGGTAAAGTCAAAGATGCTGGCCGAGCTATTGAAGCACAACGATTAGTAATTGAGCGTCTCAAAAGCGAGCAAAACGGATTAGACCAAACCACTCAAAAAGGCCGAGAAGCTTATGTTAAATATGAAAATCAGATTAACGCTGCCAAGCGCTCAATCGCCAGTTTAGAGGGGCAACAAGAACGAGCGCAGAAGTCACTTGATCTGCAAAAAAGTGGTGTCTTACAATTAAAAGATACAACCGAAATATCAGCCAAAGTAACAGACTCATATGTAGCTAAACTAAAAGCCGAAGGCCACGAGTTTGAAGCCAACAAAGTTAAGGCTAGCGGGTTACATCAGTCTTATAATGAGCTTAACAAGCAGTTAGAGGCTGAGCAAAACAGACTGAATAAGATTGCGAGTGCTAGTGGTAACAGTTCTAAAGAGTTCAAAGAACAACAGATTAGGGTGAACGAATTAGGCACTAAAATTGCCCAAACTCGGACTAAGATGCGAGAGCTTGATGAGCAATTAAGCAAAAAGCCACAGTCAGGATTAACGTCAGTCATTAGCCAGCTAAATAGAGTAAACGAGCACGCAGATAAGGCCAATCATTTATTTGGCAAAATTCTGGGTGCTCATTTAGTTGCTAATGGTATTACGAGCGCTTTTCAATCAATCACTTCACATATTCACGAAGCTATTAGTGCCGGTATGGAATACGAAAAAGAGCAACAAAAGATGACGGCTACCTGGTTGACTTTAACTGGTACGGTTGGAAAATCTAACGCAATGGTTAAAACAATCAACGACTTGTCTGTTCAGACTGGTCAAGCTGTAGATGTTGTAAATGAATTAGAGCAAGGTTTTTATCACTTACATTCCAATAAAAAAGAATCAGATGAACTAACCAAATCCATGCTGAACATGTCTGATGCTGTTGGTTTAGATAGCCAACAAATTCAGGCGGTTACCCAAGATATGGTCAACGGCTTATCACGCGGTAAAGCAAATGCTGGTATGCTGAATCAAATTAGTCAATACTTCCCGATGTTCCGTGAACAGTTGGCCAAGTACGAAACCCAAGTCAATCATGGTAAGAAAGTAACGGTTGCTGATTTAAGTGAAATGGCCAAACAAGGAAAAATTTCAGCATCAGATATTGAAAAGACCTTCAATCAACTTGGATCCGGAAAATACGATAAAGCCGCCGACAACATGTTACATACGATGGTTGGTATGGAACGTACGATCAAAGCGCGTGTTCCAGCTTTAATCGGTGACATTGAAAAGCCAATTTTAACCGCTCAAAATCCAATCTATGGTGCAGTTTCAAAATGGGTATCTGACAAACGGACTGACAAGGAGTTTAATAAGGTCGGTGTGGCGGCAGAAAAGGGTATTAGCACGATTACTAAAGCTTTTGCTAAAGCCTTTGATGTCAAGTCAGCACCAAAAGCAATGAATGATGCAATGGATAACTTGGCCAAGGGTGTCACCAAAGCTTCTGACTCCATTGCCAAAAATGCTCCGGAAATTGTTAATTTCTTCAAAACTGTCAAAAACTTGGGTGGTCTGGGCTTTGAAACGTTAATTGAATCGCTTAAAATAACCAATGCACTTTTAAAGCCATTACTCAGTATGGTTGGTGGGCACACAGAAACCATTGCAAAATTTGGAGCAGCATGGTGGTTAACAAGTAAAGCCGTCAAAGAGACTAGTTCAGTTCTGTCAACTTTTAAAAAAATCAGTGATACTGTTAGCTGGGCTGAAAAAGTTCTAGGGATTAAACAAGAAACTAAGGCTTTAGAAGAACAAAACGCGGTTCTTAAAACTAATGCTGAACTAAGTGCGGCCAGTGAAGAAAATATTGGAACTGGTTATCGGAGAGTTAAAGGTAGAAAGGTTGGGAATATAGGCGCTGATTTAAGCTCTATATCAGTTGAAGCGGAAAACACTGAAAAAATTGCTAAAAGCAGTAAATGGTCATTGTTAGGAGGAACAATTGGTACAAGGATTATCAATGGTGCTGGATTAGCCATGACTGCTTGGGACGCTGGTAGTAGCATTGCGAAAGCAGTTAGCTCCGGTAAGGCGTCTGATAAATATAAAGCAACTGGTAAAACAGCTGGAACACTTATTGGGGGCGGCATTGGTGCAGCCCTTGGAAGTGTTATCCCGGGAGCAGGAACAGCCGCGGGAGCAATGTTAGGAGCAAGCATTGGTGATGGTGTTGGTGGTACTAAAACTGCAAATACGATTGTTAAAAGAATTAGTGATGCGCTAAAAGGGAAGACCATTGAAGCTCCCAAGATTAAGACAGAGTCCACTAAGCACTCACTGAGTGATCTAGGTAAGGCGTATAGTTCCTATTATTCTAAAAAGCAGAAGCAAGATTTAAATGATGTGAACGTACTTCATAAAGCGGGTATGCTAACCGATGCGGAGTATAAAAAGCAATTAGCTTCAATTAAAAAGAATGATAGTGAGACAAATCGTTTTGAAAAAATGTCAGCTTCTGATCGCAACGCTATTGCGAAGTATTATGCGCAGCAAAAAGCAAGTATTATTAGTAAATGGAATGCTAGTGAGAGAAAAACTAGTTCTAGCTGGGATGCTAAAATAGCATCTGACGAACGACGGTTTGGCGCCAACTCGATTATTGTTCAGAAAGACATATCTAAAAAGAAAGCAGCTATTAAGGCTGAAGAAAACAAAAAGTCAGCCGCTCTTGATAAACTCCGGATTAAAAGTGCAACGGAAACTACTGCACAAGAAGCTCGTTTACACACAACTTTAACGGGAAAGATAAAGTCAGCTGCTAATAAGCAGAATGATATTTTGAGAAATCTTGCCAAGAGCAAGGGGAAAATCACTCGTGAACAAGCAAATGATGCTATTTCACAGTCGAATAAAGAGTACAAAAAGACAGTCTCACTGGCAAACCAAGAATATAAAGATCGTGTTTCTGCGGCTGAAAAGCAACACAATAAGGTTATAAAAGCAGCTGAAAGACAAGCTAGCGAGGCAATCAGTCAAGCAAAGAGCCAGTATAGTAAAACAGTTGATGCTGCTAAAAATCAATATTCTGGTAATTCTAAGTATGCCGAGAAGCAACGTGCAGCTATTATTAGTAAAGCTAAGGACCAAAAACAAAAGTCAATTGACAACGCTTTAGAGCAGGAAAACAAAACTGAACAACATGCGGATCGTCAGTACAAGCACACTACTGATGACGCAGATAAGCAAAGATCACAAGTTGTTAAACATGCTAAGGATCAAAACAGTTCGGTAGTTGATCAGGCCAAGTCACAGTCAAAAGGTGTTTTGGGGCATGCTGTTAAGCAAGCCAACGGCTCCATGAAAGCTGCCGATAAGCAAGGCTCCGGTATTCATAGTATTTGGAAAAACATTACTAGTTTCTTTAGTAATCTAGTTAAAGGATTTGGTATTAAACCAATCAATGTTGGTGCTTATCCATCAGGTTATACTCCAGTAACGATGGGAGCTTATGCTTCCGGCGGTATTGTTGGCACTGCTAGAGCTTTAGTTGGTGAAGGCGGTGTCGAGGCTAAAATTGATAGAGACAATGGTAAAGTGTCATTTCTGGGTATGAATGGTGCTGAAGTGGTTAATGTTAAACCTGGTGATCAGATTCTTAATGCTGGTGATACTGCTAAGCTTTTTAACGGTGGCCTGGGACATACGCTTCCTGGCTATGCTAAAGGCACTATTGATATCGCGTCGTTTTTAAAGAAAATTAAGAGCGGTGCTACTTCTATCTTCGACAGCGTTAGTGATAAAGCAATGGGCGCATTGTCTAAGATAACTCACCCATTGAAAACTTTAAAGTCAATGGCTTTAAAGACATTTGATCCAACCAAAACTCCAGGAGTCGGTTCAATCGGCCATGATTTAGGCAAAGGACTGGTTGACCGAGCTTTAAAGGGATTTGCGAAAGCTATTTCTGATTTAGCTGATAACTTCGGTGGAGGAGTTGGCAACATTAAGCTGTCCGGCAGTGTTGCTTCCCGTGCACGAGAATTGGCTAGAGCATTTAAACATGGCTATCCCGCTTCAAATAATGGTGGTATTGCCGGTGTTCTAGGAAATTGGGTTATCGAATCAAACTTGACCCCTACTGCCATTGATCCACTTGATCATGGTACTGGGTTGGGGCAATGGACGTTCACTCGTGAAACAGCATTAAGAAACTGGCTTAGAAAACATGGATATGCATGGGACTCAGCTGCTGGCCAAATTAATTACGCTCTTAACGAGCCCGGTGAGAGTAGTTTGTTAAAATCTGTTCTACGTATGACCAATCCAACAGAAGCCGCATATAAATTCTTTGCAACGTGGGAATCAGGCGGTGCTATGAACGGCACCGGTGGGCTTCGTGAAAGTCAGGCGTCAGCTGTTTATCGCTATATTAAAGGATTTGAGAATGGTGGTTTCGGGAACAAAGCGGGCGTTTACAAATTGTTTGAAGGCAACTTGCCAGAAGCCATAGTTCCGATGGACTTATCTAAGCGTTCACGGGCTTACCAAATTATGCAACAGATAATGGCTAAGTTCGGAGCTCAAGATGGTACTAATGTGATGAATACCGGTAACGACCAGATTGATTACAACGAAGCATTCAAACGGCAGGTTATAGCTTCACTAGATGCTTTGGTAGCTGGCCAAGGAGATGTTAAAGCAGTTGTTGCCAACTCTGACGTGGTTAATGCGGTCAAGTCAAACACCAAGAAGACGTCACAATATAGTCAGATGATGGGGTATTAGTATTAATATATTGAAGAGCCTTAGAAAGCTCTTTTTTTACATAGTTAAAATTAAACAAGGATGGCGATATAATTGTCTGTTTTGAATAAAAATGATTTTGAATATGCTGGCTTAAATAGCCGCGATGATTTGCAAGCCATTATGGGAGCAGTAACACTGCCAACTGCACCAGCCATGGCCGAGCAAGCAACCGATATCCCCGCCATGTATGGTAATCAATTTAATGGTATGGACTATACTAGTCGGACAATCAGTATTCCAATAACTATTATCGCTCGTGGCAGTCAGGACAAATACAATCAGATTATGCATAATTTGAGTGGCTTATTGCTAAGTGATGATCCAAGTGATAATGGTAAAGAGTACCCACTAGTCTTTGGCTTTGAACCCAAAGTGACTTACTGGGGGCATATTACTGCGATTAGCGATCCACAGTTCATTAACCAGGGGGCGTGGGACGCTACACTAACGATTACCTTTGTGCAGTCGGACCCACGGGCAACCCTGCCACAGGTTGAGACACCCTTAAAGAACGGTTTAAACACGATTACTGTTGATGGTACCGCTAGAACGGAGCCAGTTATTCAGGTCATACCTAAACGAGATTTAAAGTATATTGGCTTTAGTTTAAATGGTGGTCAGTTTGGTCTAGGACCCGAGTCACCGGGAGACCAAGCCACTGCGGTTCAACCTTATACTAAAGTTGTTGATGACCCGCTAGGAACTATGGCAATGTGGACAAATGATGCCAATGCAATTAGTAATATGAAGACTGGTGAAACGTACACGTATCAAGGCCACAGTGAAATTAAGACCGCAACTAATGTAATGCGGCCAGCTGTAACTAGCGCTGGGTATGACTTTGGAACGATACCCACAACTGGAGAAGACCGCTGGTATGGCCCCGCCTATCGTTATACTGGCATGACAAACTCACTGACTGATTGGCGAGTACGAACTGGTATCCATCAATTCAAATACAGTGGTACCCATAATGGCCGGGCGATGGGACGTGTTGAAGTCTTGCTATTAGACCCCAGTGGTAATACCATTGGACGCTTTGGTATGCGTGACATGGCCTATGGTGCTAAACCCATGGCTAGGCTTCAAATATGTGAGCCTGGCTCAACATTAGAATATGGCGACCGCTATACTGACTTGTATTATGGCTCAGGGCCAGCAGGTTCTTTTACGAATAAGCCCGACCAGAAAATTAAAATCAAAACTGGCACGACAACCAAAACTGTCACTAAATATGGGCGTTCCAGAGGAAAAGTAACTAAGAAAACCATTAAAGAAACCGTTGATACCTATACAACCGTGGTCAATAAAGAGGAGGACTCCGCACTGGCAGGTGCTTGGCTAGTGTTGGACATCACTAAACGAGGACAAGTATTTACCTGGAGTATCACCCAGTATTCGACCAAAACAGGTCGACCATTCCTGGACCCTAATATTCACATGTTAGTGCATGGAACCTATGTTGATACTCAAAATAAGTATCAGACAGCCTTGGGTGGGATTGGTTCTGTCTTCCTAAAGCACCCAATTACAGAAGATAAGTATAAAATTGCCTATCGTAACCCCTTTATGTCAATGACTGACCTTCAAATATGGCAAGTCAATAAAGTTGACACAACAAAGCCAACTTATATTGCTAATGCAGGGGAAGAGATTGTGATGGATTGTGAGTCAGATACGGTTACTGTAAACGGCAAGCTAGTTTCACCAGTTTGGTCAACCGATTTCCCTAAGTTAAAACCGGGCGTTAATGGCTTGTCAATGATTGGTGACCTAGATGACGCTCAAATGACCTTGAAATATTTACCAAGAATACTATAGCAACACTTAAAGGCTTCCCAATTAAGGGCGGCCTTTTTACATAACTAAAATAAGGAGGTTAACAAATGGCTTTAAATAACCAGTATTTAATTCTAGACCCTAATTTAAAGCGGATTGGTACATTGACCGTTGATGGGGCTACTAAGTTTTCAAACGATAGCGTGAAGATACAACTAGCTGATTCAGACACAACTAGTACAAGTTATGACGATGATGCTAATGTGGGAACTAAAGACAGTTATACTGGCACCATTAACTTGAATGCTCAATCTAAGAAGTTCGACCATCAAGGCTCGTTAGACGTGCTTCAAGGCCAGCCTGATTCAGACAAAGTAGTTGCTGGCAACAACCTAGCCTATTATGATGCCTTGTCGGGTCATTGGTATGTCATGCACATATACAGTGTTGAGGAGAGCAATACCGCTGCTGTTAAACACGTCACAACGGCTAACTTTACCAACCTATGCTTGTACAGCTTAGCTCATCATTACCCAGTTGCCATTACGGCTAGTGCTAGTTCGATTCAAACAGCCTTTAATCAGTGCTTTAACGCCACTGGTTGGACGCTAGACTATCAGGCTACTAATGTAATGACACCATCAATTGCCATTGACGGCAAGACGAAGGCTAGTACGTTAGTACAGACACTAATTCAAACCTATGATGTCGAGATTGACCCTCATGTTGAGATTGACTCACAAGGAAATATCACGAAAAAGGTGTGTGTCATTACTGACCAGCTTAATGCTAATGTGGTCTACAACGAGGCGGTATTTGGTAAGAATATGACTAGCCTAAAGCGAACAACGGTGTCAAACCCAATCACTAAGCTTATCCCTTATGGTGCGAATGGCAACACAATTGGGCTAGTCAATGATGGTAAGAGTTACATTGTTGATGATGAAGCCAATCGAACATATAACCCTGACTGGCAATCTGGGTTGTACTATGAGGGGGTTGTTACAGCTAACTCAATTGAAGACCCAGCTGGTCTTAAAGCATGGGCTGAAGAAATGTTGCAATTGTATAATCACCCACGGACGTATTATGAAGTTAATGTAACGTCTAAATTTAACCCACCATTAGGTGCCACGATTAGGTTTAAAGATGAGCTAATCAAACCGGCATTAGATGCCAGTGGCCGAGTCATTCAACGGACAATTAGTTTTGCTAACCCTTATGGCAATACCGTTGGCTTTGGTGAATATGTCACGGTACCAGTTGCAACACCAGCCTGGATGCAAGGTTATCAAAGCGCTATTAATAGCGCTATTGAAAGGGCAAAGGAGGACGCTAGCTCGGTTAAACCAGTTGCTTTAACTCCTGACGGTAATAACTTCACGGATCCCAGTCAAACTAAACGGTTAATCTTACAGGCTTGGGAAGGTAACACTAATATTTCAGCCTATATTGATAACAAGGGATTTATTTGGCACCGTTATAATACTGACGGTACCCTTGATACTAGTTTCAATCAAACTGGATATTTAGTACAAGCAGCATACAATGCCGTTGGCACACTGCACGGGACTATTGAGACCCGTTATATTCAAGATGAACCAGAGATTAAGTTACAAACTAGCGCTATTCGTAGTTTGGGTAGTTTTAGTCCAGACAACAGCACACTAGGAATAACGGAGGCGGCACAATATATGTGTCATTTGAGTAATGGTCAGTATATAACTAGCCGGGCAATTAACCAAAGCACAACTGGTGACACCATGTTTGTTTTACATGACACTAATTTTAAGCCAATTAGTAAGATGATCGTTTCACATGGTGGGCATGGTTCGAGCTTCTCGATTGAAGAAGTAGATGGAGCTATTTACATTTGGTCAGCAACTAAGCCTAATTTAAACGTTAATGAATATGCAGTTAGTCGCATACCATACCTTGCTAATACGACCCTAGACAATGATGATAATCGTATTACACGTTTTTGCACTGTCGATCGTTATATAAGAGTAAGCGTTGATTTTAAACATGGGTACGTACTGTGTGGCTACGTGAATGGTAAACATGATGTGCTACGACTCGATGAGGTTAAACAAGGTAATTATGATGTGCTATATAGTTTTGATGTTGCCAACTATGGGTTCGACGAGAGCAAGCAAACCTACCAATCACAAGGCATTGACTTTCCTTATGTTTACTTTCACTCGGGTGATTACAACATGAAAGACCCTCGTATGGTGTACGCAGTTAATGTTGTTCATGGTGGGCAAGAATTTGCCTCTAACTATTTACTGGATATGAATTTAGGGTTAACCGATGATGTTATCGAACCTGAAACATGCAACATTATCTATAGTCAGACTAACCAGCCGGAACTATTGGTTACCTTCAATTGTAAATACCAAGGTGATTCTTTAGAACGTGTCTTTGTAATACCAATTAAGGAACGTTTGCCAATGAATACGATTAGCAATGATTAAGAAAGGAGGTTTATAAATGGCAGAATCTAATGCAACTCAGGTCATTCTAACCGATGATGGCATTAAGATTATCAATGCTCAAAATACGGCTGATAATGCGGCTAGCCAAGCAGGAAATGCTGATAGCGCTGCTTTAATTGCACAGTCTACAGCGAATGCCGCTAAATCAGCCGCAGATAGCAATTACAACTACGCCAATTCAGAAATAGCCGTCCAGTCTAATGCTACTGCTAAGGCTCAAAGTACAGCTGACAATGCGTTTAGCCAAGCTCAGGCAGTTGGTAGCCAAGCTAGTGCTGGGATAAGCAACAACTCTACAGCTACTGCTAAGGCTCAAAGTACAGCTGACAATGCGTTTAGCCAAGCGACTACAGCAATAGATAATGGTAAAGTAACTAGTCAAGCAGTGACAGACCTAAAAGACGGTTCCAAGCTAACGATCGCTGACCTAGAAAATGGACTAGCCACTAAGGTTGCTAACTCAGACTATGCTAGTTACAAGGTTCAGACAGCTAGCCAGATAGCGCAGAAAGTTGACAATGGTACTTTCTCAGCCTATCAAACGACTACCGCTGACTTAATAGCCCAAAAGGTGGCTACTAGTGATTTTTCAGCCTATCAAGCTACAACCGCTAAGTCGATTGATAGTAAGGTGTCGTCTAACGACTTTAATACGTACAAGACACAGACTGCTGACTTGATTGATGACAAGGTTTCTAGTTCACAATATAGCTCTGACAAGACACAAACGGCTAGTCAAATAGCGGATAGGGTAAGTAATAGTGCTTTTTCAACTTATCAAACACAAACTGCTAGTCAGATAGCCCAGAAAGTTGATAATGGCACCTTCTCAGCTTACCAAACAACTACTGCTGACTTGATAGCCCAAAAGGTGGCTACTAGTGACTTCTCAGCCTACCAAGCTACAACTGCTAAGGAAATATCTAGCAAGGTTGAGTCTAGTGACTTCAAAACTTATCAAACACAAACTGCTGACATGATTGCTAGCAAGGTTTCTAAGAAAGACGCCAATAACGTCAATTTGATACCATATTCAAGCCACTTTACTACCCCACTTACTGGTTGGACGTTAATGGACTGGGGGGCAACTGACCGGAAACTATTAGTGACTACGCATAATTTCTATCAGAACGGCACCGGGGCACTGCTTTATTTAAATACAGCTCAAAATGGTACTGCTGCCGCTGGCTCAAATCGTTTTCCATTATCACCAAATACAACTTATACGTTCCAATTTAAAGCTTTTGCATCTTCTAATGTTGTCGGTGCAAACGTCTATTTGTTAACTAGGACTTATGGGTCTACTAATGATTACGATATCGTTCACGGACTGTTTACGAATTTGGTAACTTCTCCGTCACATATTGACCAGTATACGGTTACTTTCACAACTGGAGCTAATGATAACGAAGGCTATATTCGAGTTGACAACATCGGGTCTAATAATAGCGCTTCTTCTGGTTTATTCTTTACAGAGCTAAAACTAGAACTTGGTGGTGTGGCCACACCTTACGTATATGGTGGTCAAGACTCTACGATTTCTCAAATGTCTGATGATATTAACCTTAGAGTTACTAAAAATGGCTTGATTGACCAGATTAATATTCAGGCCGGTAATACCCTAATATCATCTAGTGGTCAACTAACGCTAGCTGCTGACACGATTTACTTTGATACTAAGAAGCCAGTTATAATTCCTAGCGCCAATATCACGGGGACACTAAATGGTAAAACGATCCATGACGGTAATGTCATTAATGATGTTAATAATACTGCGAAGTTTTATCCAACAACAATATCTAGTGACGGTCATATCTATACGACGGGGTTTAATTCTGCTGATGCTATGCAAACAGATTTATCAACTGGGTCATTAACAACAAAATACCGTGCCACTAACACGACAAGCTCAAATAATCAATACGAGGCATATGATGCCACCATTCAGGCTGACCAGATTGTATTGCTTGCTGGTCACACAAATGGAAAAGATATGTCTTTCTCGCAATCATTGACTGGCGGTAATCAAGATGGATATGTGTTAATAAGTCCGCTTAATGGGATTACCTTACATGGAGATACTCAACAAATCACCTTTAACGGTACTTCTGACGATGTTACACCGAAGGGTATCATTATTACGCCCTACGGCAATATCAACCCTAATGGCACACAGAATATCTGGTATGTCGGTAATGGTCCAACTATGAAGACAGCCAGCTTTGGTATTGATGGCTCGGGTGCTAATAACATTCAATTCAATCGTTCTTTAGATATTGGCAACTTCAACATAAATACCTATCACACGATTACCAGTTCTGACAATGGCCCGATTCATTTTAACCGTGCCAATGGTAGCTCTGTTGATATATTCGCTGCTACGGTTAACTATACCTCACTAGTTAAATCGTCCCTGTTAAGCGTTAAGAAGGACGTTGAGAAGGCTGATACCGCCTATTGGGCGCAGCTAGTTAACTCAATTGATTTAGCCACTTATCAATACAAAACCGACGATAATACCAGTCATTTGCGATTATCTAGCATTGTTGACGACGTTAATGTAACAAAACAGTGGCAATTGCCAGATGTATTTATCAACCGTGATGAAGATGGCAAGTTAAATGGGGTGGATGACAGTGTGTTATTGAACGCCACTTTAGCCACGGTACAGGAACAACAGAAAGAAATTGACCAATTAAACGGTCACAATATGGAATTGGAAGCTAGATTAAACAAATTGGAGGCCAAATTAAATGGATAGTATTTTAATCACGAATTATAAACCAGATTACACGAACAATATTATGACAATCAGCATTCAAATTAACACGCTGGGTATTAGCTCACAGGTCAGTATTACCATGGATGACTTTAACACTGCTATTGCTGGAGGTGCTGGGGGCATTGATAGCGTTAAGTTAAAAGTATTAAATACTCTGATTGATAGCCTGACTGCTTTAAAGCCAGTTACCACGACTACGACAACCACTACCACACAGGAGGCTTAAATTATGAATATCGATGCACAGGCCTTAATTAACAAGATGACGAGTAACTATGCCCAAGCAATTGCCGTTAAAGATCAGCAATTAGCGATGGCACAAGTTCAAATTGACCAGCTCAATGCCAAGTTGGCCGAGAAGGAGGTACCTAAAGATGGCGAAGACGCTTAGTTTTACCGATACTTCACCACAAACGGTTAAAATTGGTGATACCACCACTAGCTTTACGTTAATTTGTGGCAATGATAATGTGGCAACGAACTTAACTAATGCCACGTCAATTACCGTTAAATTAGGCAATACTAGTGGCTATCTTAAATCGGCCAAAGTTGACCCAGCTAGTTTAACGGACCCAACGACTGGTCAAGTTACCGTTAACTTTAACGCTGACTTGATGACTAGTTTAACCGCTGGTAGCTATGCCATTGAAGTATGGGTGGTTGATAGTACCGGAACGTCAATCTACCCGAGTGATGGGACGACTGGTTTTACAATTACCAATAACATTCAAAGCACCAATGGTACCACGATTACGACCATTACTTTTGATGACTTTGTGGCAGCAATGAATAAAGCCGCAAGCACGATTGCTAAGGGAGATAAGGGAGATAAAGGTGATACTGGGCCACAAGGTGTTATGACTAACGACCAAGTAAACACACTTATTGATAATAAAATAAAATATACTTCTGGCAACCTGGATGTGACGCCGGCATTTTACAAGGCAGGCACAACTAGTAGCACGGGTGCTTTGAACTATGTGCGAACTGGTAACAAACTACACGTTAGTGGTGTAGTTTCTCCAAGTGCAGATTTAGCTATTGGTTCGGCTACGACGTTGTTTAACTTGCCATCTTCAATCGGCATTATTGCAGAGAATGTTGCTGTTGTTCAACAATCATCTGGTTGGAATTTATACTGTTTATCATGGAACCCTAACGGTGCTGTTTCAGTATTGAAACATAACATTGCTGGTACCGCAACAGCTATTACAACTACGACACAGTTGCAAGTGTGCGCTGATATTTTGATAAAGTGAATAGGAGGTAGACAATTGAATAAGCACAAGTTAAAGGCACTCATCTTAACGGTGGGCGCCATTTTTATGGCCTTTTTAATGGTCAATGTTACCAGTCAGGCGTCAACTAGTCGTGATCAAGGGCCGGATTGGTCTAAGTATAACGGTAATAGTGGGACATTCGGCTATAGTTCCGATAAGTTTGTATTCTCACAGGCCGGTGGTTTCTATGGTGGGACTAATATCCCTCAGACCACGTATAACAGCCAAGTCAAATCAGCTCAACAGGCTGGTAAACGGGTGCACACCTATTTATGGGACGGTGTTGGTGGCAATATGACCAATGCCAAGGCTATGATGGCCTATTACTTGCCACGTGTTAGGACGCCCAAGGGCAGCATTGTGGCGTTGGACTATGAGGACGGTGCTTCTAATAGCGTGACAGCCAATACTAATGTCATTCTAGCTCAGATGAAGCTGATTAAAGACGCTGGCTATACGCCGATGCTGTATTCCGGTAAAGCTTACCTCAATTATCATGTTAATGTGAGCTTGATTTTGAAGGCATACGGTAGTTGTTTATGGGTACCTGAATATCCGGATTATCTGGTTAGAACTAGCCCTGATTATAACTACTTCCCATCAATGGACGGTGTGGCTATCTTTCAGTTTACTTCAATGTATAAAGCAGGCGGATTAGACGGCAATGTCGATTTAACAGGGATCACTAAATCAGGCTATACGACTGCTAGTAAGAAACAAGCTCAAACCAACGTTAAGCAGGCTCAGGCAGCTAAGAAGGCCAGCTTTAAGGTCGTTAAATACAACCAGCGAGGGGTGTTCTATCCTAATCGGACACTAGCTGTTCGTTACACGGATTCAGATAAGGTAAGCCAAGTAGCCACCTATTACAAGGGTGAAAGTGTGACTTACAATGCGGTCATTATTGAACACGACTATGTATGGGCACGCTACACTCGTTCAAATGGCCTATACGCCTTCATCAAGTTAGGCGTCACTAATGGTCATGACTACGGGAAGCGAGTCACTGGTCAGCTGGTTAGTCATACGTATTACACAGTCAAGTCCGGTGACAGCTGGTGGACAATTGCACAACGCAACGGCCTGAGCATGACTACACTAGCTAGCCAGAATGGAAAGTCAATTTATACTACTATCTATCCTGGCCAGCGATTGGTGGTGCGGTAATGGCACAATACGACGATACAACCAAGTTATTAATGGATATTCAAAAGGATGTGGCCGCCACCAAAACAAAAGTTGAGAACATCGAAGAAAAATTGAATCAAGTTGACGATATTGGCGACAAAGCGGACAAGGCACTGGCCAAGTCCATCGAAGCTAGCCATCAAATTGACCGTGTGACAACCATTCAAAATTGGTTGATCGGTGTCTTGGTTAGTGGCGTGCTCGTCACGTTAGTTATTTACATCGCAGAAAAGTTCCTTTAGGAGGGAAAAACAATGACAAAATTTTTAAATGTAATTCAGGCAACACTCAAAGCTAACTACAAGAAGCCTGCTTATTGGGCCCAGATTATCGGGTCCGTGTTGATTATTGGCTTAGCTGTCGCAACGGTCTTCTTTGGTGTCAAGATTGACGCTAATGCAGTTGTATTAGTGATTACCGCCGTGGGGGCAATCCTAGCCTTTGTCGGGGTAATTACGGATAATTCTATTTTGGAAGATACCGGCAACACGATCAAGACCAAGTCGAGCACGTTAGCTTATACGGAACAAACGGTCGTGGAAGCTTTGGCGGAAGCTCAAGCTAAGATTGAAGCAGCTAACTCAGCGGCGGCTAGTCAAGCCGAAGCCCAAGCATCACAGGCAGTAGTGGCGGCTTACAGTCAAGCAGCTAGTGCGGCGGCAGTTGGTGACACGGCCACGGCTAGTTCAGCAGCCACTTTAGCGTCATCGCTAGCGGCTAATTTGGATACCAATGCGCAACCAAATGCCGAAACGACGTCAGAATCCGCCTCACAAGCAAGCTAAAAGTAGTATAATAATCGTGAACTGTTCTAGTCCCCCATGCTTCGGTGTGGGGGATCCTTTTATTAACAGAAACATACAAAAAGAACCAGCCAAGGCTGGTTCAAGGTTTAAATAAATAAAATGGGTGTTCTGCTCCCTAGGAATTAAGAAGGGAACAATAATGATTATACCTCAAAGTGGATAAATATCACAAGGAGTTATTAATATGTTTGTATAGACTACTTTCGGTATTGTAATATAAACTGACAAGCGTTATTATTTCTTTTGTCCTGTTATTAGTATCATGGCTTTCGAATTCCTCCAAGATTGTCAGCTAATGATGCCAGAGGTGATGAGGATAATCTTCTGCTTTGATGGGCGGAAGATTTTTTTATATTACTTACCCGTGTATTTGGTTAGTGCGATTTTAGTTTTAGCATAATTAGTTGTCAATATAGCTAATGAGACAACTACTAGGGTTTACAGAGTAGTAAGCAATAAGTATAATAATATCTGTCTCTAGATGATAGTTATAACTTGATTAATTCCCCTGCGCTTCGGCGTGGGGGATTTTTTATGTATTACCCGCCTAGGTGTAAGTGTGCTTTTTTGATTGATCCTAAAACCCTTATGGAATAAGGTGTCAAGGCACGTTTAAATATTTTTGGTGCACTTTTAAGTGCAAAAAATCAGCATAATTTAGTATTTTTTAGCAAGAGTGCACCAAAAAGTGCACCATTATATCTATTTATACAGCTTTAAAGCGATTATGAAAAGCAAAAAACGCCGTCAACTCAACGATTGACGACGCTCAAAGTTGGTACAGATAATCAATTTAAGGAGAGTACAGGATTTGAACCTGCGCGCCGGTATTAGCCGGTTCGCCGGATTTCGAGTCCGGTGCATTACCACTCTGCCAACTCTCCAT